ACCTACCTGCTAAGGCTATTGCTGCTCTTAGTTCTTCTGAATATGCAGCTACAACCAGAGCTAAACGAAAGGGCAGGGCTGCGGGTAAGCAGTTTGTGGCTCAACCGAAAGCAATTGCTAGGAAAGTAAGGAAGTATAGAACATGAGAACTTGTGGAAACTGCACATTTTGGAACCGCTTTAGTGATGCTGAAGATAAGTTGGATTATGGGGAGTGTAGACGTTACCCTCCAGTAGACCCAGTAGCCTCAAAAGAACCTATTATTCTTAGCTTTAATATGGGCAAAGACCAGCGAACTACTTACAGAACTTCTGACTGGTATATTCACACTAGGCTTTACGACTGGTGTGGTGAATGGATGACATTAGAGCAGTTTAATAACAGGAAGCTATAAATGGCTTGGTACACAAAGAATACGAATGAACTTTGGACTGGTGACACTCACACACTTCATGGCTTTACGTGGACACATGCAACGCACATGTCTGATTCTGTTAAGCTTGTTGAGGGTCCAGAACCAAAAAAGAAAGTTGCACCTAAGAAAGCTGCACCAAAGAAAGCTGCAAAGAAATGAGCTTCACCAAAACATTAAAGCAGGAAGAGCTTTCGATGCTTCGCGGCATTGTTAAGAAGGTTCACTTCCAACACTTTGATGAAAAACATGGGGCCAGCTTTGTGACCAACAAGATGTTAGATCAGATGATTGATGGGATTGGTCCAGAAATTGTGGAGCGTATGATTAAGTTCGGGGTGGATAAGGGGCTTCGATGATAGATTTTAAGTACAAGCCTGACGGTGAAGTGCTAAAAGCTTTTATGAAAGACAATACGTTCTTTCGTGGCATTAGAGGACCAGTGGGGAGTGGCAAGAGTGTTGGATGTTGTGTCGAAGTTTTTAGGCGAGCACTTCAGCAAAAAAAGGGACCAGACGGGCTTAGAAAATCTCGATGGGCTATTATCCGAAACACAAATCCGCAACTACGAACAACCACGATCAAAACGTGGCTTGATTGGTTTCCTGAGACTGACTGGGGTAAGTTTACTTGGTCGGTTCCCTATACGCACCACATTAAAAAAGGTGAGATTGACCTTGAGGTTATCTTCTTAGCACTCGATAGGCCTGAAGATGTTAAGAAGCTATTGTCACTTGAACTGACTGGCATCTGGATTAACGAAGCGCGGGAAATACCAAAGTCAATTATCGATGCGTGTACTATGCGTGTTGGTCGTTTTCCTAGTATGAAGGACGGTGGTCCTAGTTGGACAGGCGTTATTGCAGATACGAACGCGCCTGAAGAGGATCATTGGTGGCCTATTATGTCTGGTGAGGTTCCAATTCCTGACCACATTCCGCGTGAGCAAGCTAAGATGTTGGTAAAGCCTGACAACTGGGAGTTTTTTACGCAACCTGCGGGAATGGTTGAGCGTAAGAACCATGAGGGCGAATTAGAGGATTATGATCCGAATCCCAAAGCTGAGAATCAACAGCACATGATGCGGAGTTATTACCCGAATCTTATTCGTGGTAAAACAAAAAGCTGGATTGATGTCTATGTTATGAATAGGTTGGGTGCAATTCAGGACGGAAAGCCCATATATCCTATGTTTGCTGCAGATGCTCATGTTGCTAAAGAAGAGTTGCCCATCGCTGCATCTCTCCCTGTGTACGTTGGACTCGACTTTGGCCTGACGCCTGCCGCTACCATCGGGCAGAAGGTACGCGGCAGGTGGTTGGTTCAGCAAGAAATTGTTGCGATTGATATGGGGATTGTAAGATTTGCAGAAGTTCTGCGCCAAGAACTGGCAACACGATTCTCTGCAGCCAGTGAGGTTATTATTTATGGCGACCCTGCTGGTGACTTTAGAGCGCAGACTGATGAATCCACTCCCTTTCACATTCTGCGCGGGGCTGGCTTGAGGGCTTTCCCTGCGCCTTCCAACTCTGTTGACCTTCGTCTTGAGGCTGTCTCCTCTCAGCTCACCAAGATGGTAGAAGGGAAGCCAGCCTTTTTAATTGATCGTAGGTGCCAACAGCTTATCAAAGGTTTTGAGGGTGGGTATCAGTATAAACGCATGGAAGTTTCTGGCGAAAGATACTCTGACAAGCCTGATAAGAACATGTTTTCGCACATTCACGATGCGCTTCAATACATGATGCTAGGTGCTGGTGAAGGACGAGCGTTGATGAATACACAAAAACCTGCTATGCCAGTGGTAGCTAAGCGGTCTTTTGATGTGTTTAACAAGGGATCGCGGGTCAAACGCAAGCAAAGTTTTTGGTCGAGGATGTAAATATGTGTTTCATGGTAAAGCAAGAAGAGGCCAAGCCATCTTCATCCCTAGAGCAACAGATTCAAGAACGCGCCAACAACTATGCGGTTGACGATTCTGTGTATATGCTTGAGCGTGAAATGCAGAAGCGCAAGCAGTATGCAAGTGACTTTGGCGCAGATCAACGGCAGGTAGAAATACAGCAAGAATTGCGTACAGGAAATTATGGTGGGGCCAAGCGAATGGGTATTGGTCGTAAATCTTTACTAAGTTAGGAGATAGCTATGTGCTTTGGTCCATCAAGAAGTGAAAAGCGAGCCGCTGCGGAGCAACGCGCAGAGGCAGAAGAAGCAAAACAAGAGGCCATTCAGGAAAAGGCAGAGCAAAAACGTGAAGACATTTCACAAGCTTTGACTCAACGCACAAAGTCTCGCTATGGTCGTAGTGGTCGTGGTCGTCGTTCATTGTTCCGCGCTGGTGGCTCAGGATTCTTGGGACGCTTTGGCTAATGACAGTTAAATCAAAAATACAACGCTATCATAAAGCAAAGGCATTCAGGGAGAACTGGGTGCCTCTTTTTGAAGAGTGTTATGAGTATGCGCTGCCTCAGCGAGAATCATTTTACTATGAGGAAGCGGGTCAGCGTCGAGATGAAAAGATATTTGACGAGACTGCAGTTGTTGGTGTTCAAGAGTTTGCATCACGTTTGCAATCTGGTTTGGTTCCAAACTTTGCACGTTGGGCTGATTTACTTGCTGGCAGTGAAGTGCCGCCTGAGCAGCGTGAAGCAGTTGATAATGAGCTTGATGAAGTCACTGAGTATGTCTTTGAGATATTGCAGAACTCAAACTTTACACAAGAAGTGCATGAGTCCTTTATGGACTTGGCAGTCGGGACTGGTATTTTGTGCGTCGAAGAAGGGGATTCAGTTAATCCTATAAACTTTACCGCAATACCTCTTCCTCATGTCGTTCTCGACACTGGCCCCGACGATAAAATTGATCATGTTTATCGTGAGCGTAAGCGCGTTAAGTTTGATGAACTTCCTATTTTGTTTCCTAAGTCTACGTTTGACCAGAAGGTAACAAACATGATGGGCAGTGATCGTGAGACTACTGTTCTTGAATGTGTGTATCGGGATTATACCAAGCGCAATGAGGAAGCCTATGTGCATGTAGCTATCTGTATGACAACAGAAACATTGCTGCATGAAAAGCGAATGACTGGTCTTGGCTCTAATCCTTTCATTTGTTTCCGTTGGTCTAAGTGTGCAGGTGAGGTTTATGGTCGTGGCCCATTGTTGAATGCATTGAGCGCAATCAAGACAACTAACTTGACCATCGAAATGATCCTTGAGAATGCACAGATGTCTATCTCTGGCATTTATCAGATGGAAGATGATGGCATTATTAATCCTGATACAATCAACTTAGTCCCTGGCACAATTATTCCAAAAGCAATGGGTAGCGCAGGATTGCAACCTATTAACGCTGCAGGTCGCTTTGATGTTGCACAGCTTGTTCTTGGTGACATGCGTAAGAACATTCGTGAAGCACTTTACATGAATATGCTTGGCGACCCTGACAAAACACCTGCGTCTGCCACTGAGGTTGCGGAGCGCATGGCAGACTTGTCGCGTCGAATGGGTGCTGCATTTGGGCGATTGCAAGCTGAGTTAGTGCAACCAGTATTGCAGCGTGTTATTTACATTCTTAAGAAACAAGGTCGCATTGAGCTTCCGACTGTCAATGGTCGAGAAGTTAAGGTGCGCTCAGTATCACCTTTGGCGCAAGCGCAAGCAAACCAAGATATTACCAGTGTTGCACGGTATCTTGAGATGGTTGGTAATTCATTTGGCCCAGAGATGTTGCAGCTTCTTATCGACCCAGAACAGGTTGCAGTTTACCTATCCAAGAAGTTTGGTGTGCCAGAGAGCTTGATTCGTGATGAAGAACAGCGTAGACAGATAACTGCAATAATGCAGCAAGCGGCACAACAACAAGGAATGCAACTTGGCGGGGAAGGCTAATATTGGATTAGATGGAATCCAAAGGGCATCCGATCAGGATGTCCAAATCAGCAAGAACATAGCGCAGATATT